ATTAAGGCAGAATATAGATAACCTATAGATGGTTCCGAATCGCCTTAAATCCCTGTTGCATAGGTCGCTGGCGATAGATTCCTTGCTTCGGTTGCTGCCTGCTCCCTTCTTATACCAGGAGCCTCTTCTGCTTCTCTTTCAAGCCTGTCGCGTTCTGTGTTTAAAATCTGCGATGCTTCCACCAGACTAGCACCCTTGATTGCTCTAATAATATGAGTCGGAATATTCTCTCTGCCCCAAACAGAAACCATAACAGGCTCTACCAATTTTCTGAGGCTGCCGCTTGATAAAGCCTCTCTCACTGCTTGAGGCGATAAGTTTGAATTCAGCAATATGTCACTTGCCATTATCAAGCCTCTTTTATAAACCTCATCGCCCTTATCTTTGCTTAAATTATCAAACAACTGTGCAATTAATCGAGATTGGGAAAGACCTGTCGTATCACCCGCCGCCCACATTACACTTTGAACAGTATTCATCATGTTTTGTGAAGCCTGCCCTTTGTCAAAAGTTTGCGACCCACCAAGAATTGCGTTCCTAGTTCTTAGGAATTCGCCCTCCCGTTCAATACCGACAATAAAATTGTCAAGACTTTGATCGCTGCCACGAAAAGCTATATTAAGCTTCTCAAGGTTTTTTTGGTTGCGTATAACGCCTTTTGCTGAATTGCTGTTTATAGGCGCGTTGGCAATTTGCTCTAATAGTGAATCTCTCGCGCCAACCTTAAACGCTTCCATTTCGGCTTGCCCATACATTGAAATCAAATCTTCAATCATTTCGGAGGAAACATTATTTTCAAAAAGGTTTTGACCTACCTCGACTGCTCTTTTTAGTTCCTGAACTCCAGCAAACTGCTCTCGCGCTGCTTTAAACCCAGCAAAATGATTATCCGCAGCATCGACAAAACGATTCCTCAACTGAACGAGGCTTCGGCTATAAGCCGCCCCCGCTGAGGAGCCGTCCATTCCTTTCATGCTTGTGGTTATTGCATCGTCTAACGCCCATTTGACCTCGTTGATATAATCAAAATTATTTTCAAACTCAGGCGAACCAGTACTATTCCTCTTAGCTTTCCTAGCTCTGGCGATTGCATTCCTCATATCTTCGGTATCTTCAACGCCAGCAGTACGAACTCCACCGCTTGAATTCACAGTAAAATCTGGAATCTCTCCGGGCAAGAGGTCTTTATCCCCCATAATAGCCCTTAGCTGCGGCGGAATGGGTTCACTGCCAGCGTCTCGCGCTAGTTGGTAAAGATCATTAATATCTTTCTCCGATCTAGTCTCAAGAAGATTTACATAGCCACGGCCACCTACAGTGCCAAGCTCTCTATCAATTGCAGTATTCATCCTGCCACTGCTGCCTGTATTGGCAGGATCGCGTGGATCACCTTCAATCCTATCTCTGAGAGGTCTGGTATCTCGGCCGCTGACCACTCCCTGACCTCGACCCTCTCTGACTATGTTTCTAAAAGCATCTTCAACATCAACTGGCAACCCTTCTGGCCCCAATCGCTTATAAGCATCAACGGCCTCATCAATCGTTAAGCCGCTTTTATCAAGTGCGTCAGCCAACAACCGGCGAGCGGCAACCTCACTTAATTGAGCAATTCCACCCTCTAACGCAGGGGCGTATCTATTTCGCAATGCTCTAGCTAGTCCTGGCCCTGTCATCACTGCAATGGGAGCTATAATCTCCGCAGCCAATGACGAATTGCCGTCCTCATCTGCGAAATACCCGCCAGCACCACCACTTACCCCCGCAAGCATAATCTCTGTGCCAAAATCCATCCTTTTAAACGGGTTCATGACAGCTTTGAGGCCAGGAACTCTAGCCCCTATTCTTGCAACTCCACTGATTACTGGAACGCCAGGGATGCCAAACATGACGGAATCAACAGCGGTATCAACAGCGGTAGCCACTCGATTATTGCCTAAAATCTCCCGTGAAGTATCTGCTCTTGGATCGCCAAGCAACGTACTGTTGCCAAATTTAAAGGGGATCATTGGGTCATGTTTTAACGGAAGGCCAAAATCATCTCTGCTTGGGTCCGTTTGACGGATCGCAAGCCCTTGCTCATCTCTCTGTTCCCCGTATTTATCAGGTAGCAATTGCTCCGCTGCATAATTTGCAATTGAAGTAGCTGTATCAATAGTGTTGCCTATTGCTACAGGCATTCGCTGAAGAACAGCCTTTCCTATGTTTGGACCAGTAACTCCCACTTCTGAAAGTTGAGCGACTTCATTTGCTATACCATCAAAAGTCGCTTTGTGCATAGCAACCTCAGTTTCCCACCCCGGTTGCTTTAGTCTTTCAAGCTCCTGCATCTTTTTGAAAAGATCATATTGGATTTCTTCGCGGGTTTTATCTGCCATTGGGAGAGCCTCCGTTCAGCCTAAGAAACTCCTGATATTCAAGGTCAGCCGCTCCAGTTGGGTCGCTATTCTCAGTGACAGCAGGCTCCTCGCCCCTTAAGGCCGCATCTGCCGCCGCTCGTTGTTCTGCTCTACCGTTATAAGTTTCTTGTCTTGTTTCTTTCCACTCTTGTTCGTATTCGTATTTGTTTACATATTTGCCCGGATTATTCCTTTGGAAATTGAGATACCCTGATAATTCCGAAGCCAAAGCCAACTGTGCTTCTTTTCTTCTTTTAAAGTAGTTCAACGCTGCTGCGTTAGTTGTAAATCTTGGAACAGCCGTATCCATTGCAAGCTCTAATTCGGCTTTGCTCAATGCGCCAAAAGTGACGGACGCAATGACATTTAAACCAGCCTGTCGAGCAAGTTGATTAAATTCGATTGTTGGATTATCTCTAAGCCACTCAGGAACATAAGTTGAAAAAATAGTTCCGCTTGCCCCTTCATCCTCGATTAATTTGATAAACCTATCATTTTCCCTGACTTGACTCAGGGCCATATTAACCGCATCAGAGGTTAGCGCTAATTGTTCAACAGACCTCGTTCCTTCTGCTTTTGCTGCTGCGATTGCTCCAGCATCGTCTATATCTGACTGCCGACCCGCTGCAATTGCTGCCGAAATATTTTCAGTCCCAGTAATAACAACGCCATCAGCACCCTTAACAATGGACGTTCCGTTAGATGTCTGGGTCCAGGTTGTGCCATTTTTGAATCTTTCAATGTCAACCGGGAAGCGATTTTGTCGAGATTGAATTAGTGCCTCTTGCTCCGCAAAAGCGGCTTGCAAAGTTGCCGCTCCAGCCGGGTTTGATTGTGAAACCCTTCTCAATATTTCAGATCGGTGTTGTGGATTGTTGGCATTCAAGCCCTGCAATTGCTGGCCCATAGCCTCTCCTTGCGTCTGAAAGCCTCTAACACCCATGTCCCTCCCGCTACGCCTAATATTCTCAGTAATGCCTGGAATGCTGCCAGCAATACCTCCAGCAAGGAGAGCAAATGGTTGCCCCGACTGATCGTAACGAGAGCGGATTTGTTGACTAGCTTCATCAACTTGCCTACGTCTTTTCGCAGGGGTGTCGATGATGTCATCGAATGCCAGTGATATGTCTCTGAAGTCAACCATGATTTACCCCTGCGATTATTGGTTAAAAGGGTTTAACGCTTTAAATGCCGCATCTAAAACTGCCTGACTCGGATCAGAGCTTGGACCTGTAGCTGCTTGATCGTTCATTAGCATTCCAAAAATGCTGTTAAGAGCTTGCCGTTTAATGTCAGCAGACATCTGCTCGGTCCCAAGATCATAGTTCAGCTCTTGTGTCGCTAAGTCACGACCGTAACCGCCAAGTTGCCGTCCAGCCACGGTTGCCATTTCCGCAATGTTAAGGCTCGGTTGCATTGCATCTATCAACTCTCTAGTTGGTTGATAAGACGCATCTAAAAAGGCTCCTGCCATGTTTCCGCTTAATGCTCGATCATCTCGCGCCTGACCAATTCCCATTAGCCTTCTGTCTGAAATATTTGCAGCATCAGCTCGCGCTTGCTGCATTGCCATAAGCTGATCTTGTCCCAACTGCTCTAGTTTTGCCTGCTCCATTGCAAACTGCTCTGGAGAGCCACCATAAGCCGATGTTTGCAGTCCAGTGCGTCCTTGGGCAAAAAGTTTTTCATCCAAGGAAAGTTGATCCCTAAGTTGGCTTGGTTGACGCATTGACTGCAATTGATTAAATAAAGCATTCTCGCTAGTTGCGAGATTAGCAGCATCAAATGGATCGGTGAGTGACCTGTTTCCCCCTATATATTGCTCAAGGTTGAAACCATAATCATCATTAAAAAGAGGATTGCCAGCCGCGTCCATTAATTGATTGCCAGCAGCATCAAGTTGTGGCCGTCCGTAAGCACCTTGGCCTAGAGATGAATTTAGAAAATTAGTCCCGCCAGTTCTTAGGCTGTTAGCAAGAGCCGTCTGATTCGCATTTAAGTCATAAGAAACATCTCCATCACTGCCGTCTGTCTTGGCTTCCCCGTATCCGGTGGTAACGGAAAATGGCTTGAATGTGGTGTCGTTTTTTATTGTGTCGTAAAAACTTGTAGGCGTTCCATCGGCATTTAACTCTGGCATGCCAATTCTTGTCTTTGCTGTATCAGAGAGGTCCGAAAGCGTTTTACTTGCCTGATTAGCCGCATACAATTGACCAGCAGCACCAATAAGGTTAGACCCATTCTTGTTGAAAAAGTCTAAAGTATTACTGGCTAAATCACCCCATGTAATTGCCATTAGAACGTCCCTCCATCAATAGTCGTAGCTCCAGAAAAGGTTCCACTCACGCTTAGATTTACGCAGGAGAGAGTCCCGGTTGCCGTACCACTAGCAGCATCGAGCTTTGAATTTACCGCTGTTTGAATTGCTGTGAATTCTGTGGTGAATTCAACACCGTTTAAAACCTTGAGCGGGTTGCCCTGCGCCAGATCATTTTTAGAACCGTAATTAGTGATTATCGTGTAATTAGACATTAGATGATTCTTCCGATAAGCGAGTGAATATTGAGTTCTTGGAAAGCTATACCTTTACCGTCAATTGTGGTCGTTAAACCCACCGCAACGATAGAACCAGAACCGCCCGTATTCACCTTTTCTTTGTTAATAAGTTGTGATGAGGGTTCGTATTCAGCCGAAGTTAGGTTGTACTCAGCTACATCATATTCACCCGCCGTAAAACTTTTTAAAGTGTAGGCTTGCTTTTGAAAATCACCGCTATAATCATAAGCCCAATTCAAAACAACCGTAGCATCCGAGCCGTTAAAAGTCGTTATGTTGACCGCTTTGAGAAATTTAAGCCGGGACGAATCCCCAAAGGACAAAGGGTGAGAAAAATACTGAAGATTAAAGCTCGCTGTATTGTCTTTATATGTGTCGTATTCGCCAATTCCTGCAAGCACACCAATATAAAGCTCATCAGCATCCGTGACCGTAAAACATAGCGGGGACATAGATGACCATGTTGTTACTCTATAACTTCCGTTCTGCAATGGAGATCTCGTATCAAAACAATAAACCACGCCTCCCGTTGGAAAGTTGATTAGGAAAAAAGCATTTTGAGCATCATAAACAGTTTTGATGTTTCCTGATTCTGACCTAGCTCTTGATTTTATATCGTTGTTTACGTTTTTAGATATATCACCAAGAGGACTACTCTTTTCTTGTATAGTTCTGGCTAAAGACCGAACGCCACTGTAATCAAGAAAAAGAATGTCTTGTCCTGTTGATTGAACGCAATCTCGTGAAACAATACCAATATTTAGGATTGTGTCAGCTAGTGCCATTGTTGAAGGCGATCCCGCCCCTGAGTAAAGCAAAATAGATCGCTTGCCAAGGATGATTAAAAAATCGTTATGAGCTATCAGGCTGACTATTTCATCAAACCCACTAGGCCAGACGGTTGTTAAATCAAGGCTTCCGCTACTGCCCCCACTGAAATCTACGCCATCTAACTGATCGGAAAAATAGAGAGTCCGTTTGTTGCCGGTGACATCAGCGGCCCAAATTCGGCCAAAAGCTGCAAGACAGACATTTCCCTGCGGTGCTGTTCCTGCCGCTCCAGCGTGAGCCGAAATCGTGGTAAGAGCTGAGGTAGCTGCGTCATAGACTAAAGGCGCGTGGCCTATCTGATAAAAATAGAATTTATTGCCAAGTGAAGCCATCGACCAGTTGTTTGCTGAAATAGTAAGGCTTCCAGTTATATCAACAAGAGTCGAGGTTCCTTTGAAAATCTTGTTATTGCCGCAGGAGAATACAATTTTGGTTCCATCGTATTGAATAAACTCACCAATGGACTCAATTCCAGCACTAGAGCCAAGAACAGCAGATCCGTTTGAGCTAACCATCTTGTAACCTTTGCGCGAAGCCACTCTTCCTTCTTTATCAATAATGCAATTGGTGGCATCAGCAGCAAATGAGGGGTCTTGCTGCAAAGGGGCATCCTGGGTATTAATTCCAGCAAACCCTGGTGCAGATATAGTTATGTTTTGAAGTGCCTGGGCCATCTAATTAAACCGCCACAAAAGTCAGTTCGTTCTGGTATTTGTTTGCATCAAGCTGAATAGCATCACCCAAAGCAATAGATGCGATTCCAAACTGTTCTGCTCCACTTTGACCCCCCGTTTCACCCCTTTCTCTCAATGCCATTGCAAGAGCTAACTGGATTACAGGATTGCTTGGTACTTTTAAAAACGTAGCTCCAGAATTCAGAGCTGGCTGTGGAATAACCATATCAAAACGCAGTTGATATATAGCGTCTGGAATGGGATAAACATCAACTTGCAATTGTCCTGTAGCATCAGTGCCGTTCCATGTGAAACAGTCAGGCGATGATTTTGGTGATGTTCCAAGATAATTTTGATTGTTGAAATAGTGTCTAGTTTTTCCGTTCAAATACCAGTTTGAAGTGTCATTCATTACTTCTTTTAAAATAGCGTCCTGATAAGCGCCTGTGATCGCATAAGTGCTTTGATCATCCACTGTCGGCACAACAATAGTCTGCCTTAAGGAAGTCCATTCATGTGAATTTTCAACCGTTGTTTTTGCGTCATTAATCAAATCGCCAATCATTATTGAATAACTGTTTTCAGCAATACCTGTGACAGTATTTTCTCTGAGCCTTCGCATAACGGAATTTATAAGATCAAGAAAATTCATAGCTAGTACCTTCTTCCAAAAAAGCTATCGGTAATGGGAGTGTCGCTCTGAAGGCGTTTTTGCCGAGCTATAAATGTGCGTTCAAGCAGAGTAGTTGGTTCTAGGTCTATTTTTGGCACTGGTCTTGCTGTTATTCGATCTAAAGCCGCCCCACCGCCTCCAAACCCGCCGACAGTGCCTTCAACAGTGCCAGCGACAGTACCAGCAACGGTGCCAGCAACGGTGCCAGCAACGGTGCCAGC